TGTTGTATCGACCGGGACGAGTGCTACGACGCCCTTGTCGAAGAGCGTCATGATGGCGTCCTGGCGAAGCTGAGTCGCAGCCTGGTCGATGTTCGCCTCGATCGTGAGGCAATTCTGAAGACCGCTGGTCATGTCTTCCTGGTAACGGCCATCCTTGTCGGTCCTGACGTGTGCGAGTTGGACGGCTGCAGCGTCGATGCTCATTCGAGTGAGGATCGAGCTGATGATGGACCGCTCGTTCGAGAAGTTGAGTCGCACTCGGTCCGGACGAAGACCGAAAGTGCTGCCACTAGCGTATCCTTGGTTCTGCTGGAAGTTCTCGTCCCAGTTATTGAACGCGTTCCATGCGTGCGCCAACTTCGAGCGCAAACCCATAAGTCACCTCCTTTCCTGGCTATTCGAAGGCCTCCTTGTTGGCCTTGTATGCGATGTAGGCGTCCATCAAAGCGGCAACGTTGTCGATTTTGGCATCCTGCCGCTTCTTCAGAAGCTTTCGGTTGCCGTTCGTGTCCTCCATGGTGATGGCGTTACCCATGGCGAATGTCATGAGTCGCTGATCGAACACGAGCAAGCGCTCAGCACTGAGGTTCTTGAGCTCACCGAGTGGAACGGATTCCGACTTGGCGCCCTGGATGACCTTCTCGATCGCAAAAGGGCCGTTCTCCTGTTCCCAGCGAGTAACGAATTCCTTTGCGTTGTAGGGGTCGAAGCCGAAGGCTCGGACGTCGTACTCGGATTCCTCGATGAACTTGTCGAGGTCGTCGTAGACTTCCATCATGTCGAGAACAGTACCTTCGAGGACGTGGAGGCTGCCCTCGTTGATGAACTCGTCGTACTTGTGGCGCATTGCGCCTGGCAACTTCATCAGCGTCAGAGACGTGATGTAGCTTCTGGTTTTGACGCCGAAGCCGTCGCGGAGCGGGAAGAGGAAGGTGAACGCACAGAAGTCGTCACCCTGGGAGAGGTCGGCACCGAGAGCACAAGGCATGCGCCAGAACTCTCGTGGACGATGAGGTAGCGTCTCCTCGTAGGTGAAGAAGTAGGTATAACCCTCCATCGGTATCCCGAACCGCTTAGCCAGGATGTCGTTCCTTGCAGCCGGGGCTTTCTCGGCTCGCTCGACGTCGAGTTGGTAGGTTTCATAGGTCACCGTCTTCCCCAGATTTGGGTTAGCCTTCAACCACATCGCCGGATTGGCGACTTCTTCCAACTCGTCCAGCTTGTAATGCCAGATCGAGACATGCGGTGCTTGGTACTCGCCCTTGAGGATGTCAGCGAGCTCCATTTTAATTGTGTCGCCGCTGCCGTTTCGGACGGTACCTTCGGAACTGATCGCGACGATCAGGTAATCGTCAAGCTTCGAAGCACCCTGTTCAATCGCGCCGACAACATCCTCGCGAATATCGCCAGAAAGCCACTCGTCGACTGTCGAGATCTTCGGGCGCAAACCTTGCAGCTTGTTGATCGCCATGGGTCGTACTTCAAGAAGCGAACCGGTGAGGAAATTCTCGACGCCTTTCTTTGTCGATGCCAGCTTCACGCGGTTGGCTTTAGAACCAGTCGTATTTTGCAGGGAGCCCTCAGTGAGGAACTTGAAGAGGGGGCCGCGTGCGCGGGTGATGGCAGTCCTGAAAGGCGACATGACCTCGTCGGCCTGCTTCATCGTCGGCGCTGTCGTGATCTGGTGTGTCGTGGCCGTGTCAACGTTGAGGAAGTAGCTCTGTATGCACTCGGCGTACATGGACTTGGCAGCACCTCGGGCCACGATGAGGTATTGCTTGGTCGTAAGACGCTTTTTGATTGTTTTGGTGACGTAGGTGCCGCCGTGGTTTCCAGGAGTGGGCTGGTAGACGCTTCGGTCGACAAAGTAATACCAGCCGAAGATCTGTTCGGCCCAGAGCCTGAACGTCGGAAGCAAGTGCATGTCGCTTCCGTCGGTGAGCGTGAGTTCGTTCTCGCAGTAGAGGATGAACCCGTCGACGGCCTTGTCGTCGTAGTAGATGTTCGGGTTGGCGATGAGCGCATCGATCCGGTTCATCTCCATCGAGATCTCCCGATTGACGGGGATCTCACCACGAACTACTGCGTCGCGGAACTGACCGTAGTAGACAGGAGTTGCCGTGTTCGATAGAGCCATCGCCTTCCCTCCTACCTGTTCCTGTAGTCCTTGACGCCCTTGACCACAGCCTTGCCGAGAGGGCTGTTGTAGAGGTTGTAGACGTCCTGGACCGTCTTGGTGACGCCGAGCACCTTCTTGATGTGGCCGTGACCCTTGTCGAACTTGTTGGGCTGCTTGCCAACCAGGTCGCGGTGCTGCTGTTCCAGGTTCATCCGGCTTACGAGGGCCTGGAGCTCGTGGTTGGACAGGGACTTGACCCCGCCAGCCTTGACGCGCTCCTTGTAGCCGGTGACGGTCTTGTGGTCGGCCGACGCAGCGGGTTTCTCGGACTTGACCTTGGGGCCGACCTGGTAACGACCGTTCCGGACGCCCCAGTGCATGCCCTTGACGCCGTGATGGGCTAGGAAAGCCTCGGTGTCGAAGTCGGAGTGTTCAAGCTTGGCTCTGAGACTTGCGGCGCTCTTCTCGTTACGTTCGGCAGCCTTGATGTGACTGTTGTGCGCCATGATGACCTCGTTAGTCTTCTCACGGAGAGCCATCGCCTTGGACTTTCCATGAATCAAATAGAAGGACCCCTCGCCGAGATTGAGCGTCTTCCCGTAGTGGTCCCTCATGACCTTGGCGTTGAGACCGTTTTCACCGAGATCCTTCATGTGACTCTCGATATTTTTGGCTCGATCACGGTAGATCTTGGCGTTGTTCTCGTGCTGGGCGATCTTGGCGTTGATCTTGGCAGTTCTTCTACTGCCCTCTCTGCCTTGGGGGGAAGCCTTATGAACGCCCCAGTGCATGCCCTTGACGCCGTGATGGGTCAGTACGTCACGTCCCAGCTGTCCCACCAGGGCATCGATGCTGGCGGCGGTGTGCTTGGCGGATTCGGGTCCGTCCATGATTCTCCTTCCCGTTTGGTGTTGAGTCGCCACTCGAGCTCGTGGATCTGCTTCTCCATTGCGTCGATGACGAAGGAAGTTGACGGTGGATCGAAGAGCATACGCACCCTGAGGTAGACGTAAGTCTTGACCGAGTTGAGACGAGGATCGGTTCCGATGAAGGCGTCCCACGTGGCCGTGTTGTCGACGATCATGAAACCGGCATCAGGACCGATCCCCAACTGGTTGAGCGTGAAGAACACGCCATTGACGAACAGGATGACGTCGTCATCGAAGGACGGATCGGTGGGGCCGATACCGAGAACCTTCTTCGTGCTGTCAAGGATGCTGTTGGACACGTGGGACACCTCCCTCGAAGGGTTTAGCTCAGCTCGCGGTTGACCTCGGCCTGGACGGCGTTGTAGTCGTAACCCGCGGTCTCGAGACGGGACTTGCGGTCGTCGCCGTTGCCCCAGTCACCCGCGATGACCTCCTGAGCGAGCTCCTGGACGGACTTGCCGCCGTTGGAGGAGCCGCCGGAGAGCTGACGGTTGACCTCGGCCTGGACGGCACCGGCGTCGTAGCCCGCGGACTGCAGACGGTTGATGCGGTCGTTGCCGTTGCCCCAGTCACCGGCGATGACCTCGGAGGCGATCTCGGAGATGGGCTTCATCGCGGGAGCCGGAGCAGGGGCGGGGGCGCTGGAGACGCCGAGCTCGCGGTTGACCTCGGCCTGGACGGCGTTGGCGTCGTAGCCGGCAGCCTGGAGGCGCGAGACGCGGTCGGGACCGTTACCCCACTTACCGTCGATGACCTCGACAGCGATCTCCTGGATGGACTTCTTCGGCGGGGCCTGGGTGGCGCCGTTCAGCTCGCGGTTGACCTCGGCCTGGACGGCGTTGGCGTCGTAGCCGGCAGCGGTCAGACGGGAGACGCGGTCGGAACCGTTACCCCAGTCACCCGCGATGACCTCGTGGGCCAGCTCCTCGACGGACTTGCCGCCGGAGGGCGCGGGGGCCGGAGCCGGAGTGACCGAACCGCCGGTGAAGTTGGCGTACTGGGTCTGCACCTCGGCGAGGATCTGGGGCCAGATGCCCATGATGTACGGCCCGGGGCAGTCGGTGCTCGACCAGTGCTGGTGGGGGAAGAAGTTGTCGGAGGTGGGGGCCTCACGGACCACCTTGGCGAAGAGCCAGGCGGCCAGACGAGCCGCGGACTTCCAGGTGGCCTCGGAGACCTGCCAGTCAGGGTCGCCGGAGGAGTCGGCCATCTCGATGGAGATGGAGCTCTCGTTGCCGGAGGTGTTGCCGACGGCCCAGGCGTACTCGGTGACCTTGACGTACTGGGCGATGGCGCCGGAGGAGTCCACGTCGAAGTGGGCAGAGGCCGGACGGTCGGTCCAGACGGACAGGATGTCGCGGTGGCTCAGGTTGCCGGCGTTGTGGTGGAGGGTGACTGAGGTCTTGGGGAAAGAATTGTGGGTCACGTGACCCGTGGCGCTGAGCGCGTCGACGTAGTCGGCGACGGGCAGGTCGTAACTGATGGTCGTCACTAGTTGTCCTTTCGTTACCAGAGCTTTGTATCGCCAGGCCTTCGTTCGACGAGTTGCCGGGGAAGCAAACTCTCGTCGCCGTAGTGAATGGCATTGTGTGTGCGGTGAGTGACCGCGATCAGGAACTCCGGATCGAGAATGCTCGGGTCGTCGTCCACGATATCGTTGACTGTCATCGGATTCATGTGGTGAATGTAGATGCGGTCGTGTATTTCGTAGTCTTCGACGCCCAGGTCGCAACCGTTATCGCGAACTATGATGTGGTTGCGAATATCTCGCCATTGTTTCGATCGGTAAAACTGTTGGTTGAGGTAGCGATCGAACCCGAAGGTCATATCCCCAACTACACCGCGAAGCGAGAGGTAACGGAAACGTTCCTCGATCGTATTCAAACGGATAAGCTCGGAATACGACTTAACCATCGTATTCGTTTTCGGTATCGACGACGTCGTGGCCTGAATAACGCCGCATGGCGTTCAGGGCATCCTTGTACGTCTCCTCCATGCTGGCTTGATCCTCGATGGCCTTCATCTTCACTTGGAGCATCTGGTTCTCTTGACGAAGACGTTCCTGCTCGAGCTGTTCGCGGGAGGACCCGAGCTTGAGGTAGTGACTGATGACCTGAGCGGAAGCCGTTCCGTCGCGAAGCTGTTTCTCAGCGAGTTCTTCGGCCAATGCGACCAACTGATTCTCTCGGCCCTGAGGAGTTGTGGCAGGCGCATGGCGTCGGGGGCCGTCAGATCCTGTCCTCCCAGGATTTCTTGGCATAGTTACAACTCCTTTCTATGGGCTTTGGAATGGGATGGGGTGGGTTTGAGGGCGGGGAAGGTCAGAAAGGTCCTGCCAAAAGTGCCTCCGGGGCTATTTTTGGTGGACGGGCGATGCGGACGGGGGGTCATTTTTGCGAGACCCGCCCCCCGGTCTTAGGAACTTCTGGAGTCCCTGTCGGCGCAAGCCAAGATCGACTATCCAAAAGGTGAGGGCATGATCAGGCCACACAACCATCCGACGACCGTGAGATCGTTAGACAATCATGTGACCTGACCGTGCCTTCAACTACGACTGCTCGACCGCGTTCGAGTCAGGACTCGCTACCTTGACGTAGAATCCAGGATTCTCGTTCACGATCTCGTTGATCGCTTGCTCAATCGCAAGACTTTGACTAGCTTCAGACAGCTCGTCTGAGGTGATGACCACACGACCGAGATAGGACGATGTGTGGTAGCCAGCGGCTCGATCCCATGCATCCCACTCATCATACTGACTGAATGGATTGTAGGGATTGTCCACAGTGGTGAGCATGTGTTCTTCCATCACACACCACCTTCACTCAGGCCACGCTTGAGCGTAGACACAGAGATGCCAAGTGCGTCAGCGACCTCAGCCTGGGTGTAGTTCCTGCGAAGCATAGCGAGAGCGCGTGTCTTAGTGCTTTCGCTCATGGTCTTGCCGTTCTTGGGTGTTGCCAGCTGCTTGACCTTGTCGAGGTCAGCATTGCTCAGGATCTGGTTGAGCTTGTTGTGGGTGATGGCGCCGGCCTGAATAGCACGCCACTCTGCATCGGTGATCTCGATTCGCTGTTTCTTGGCGCCCGTTCGATTACGTGCTTCTTCGAGTGCCATGAACTTCAGCTTCTTGATCTCCGACTTCTCCATCTCGGGGTTGGCTTCACGCTTTTGCCGGACGATGGCGTTCCCAATCACCATGGCCTGTCGCTCAAGGGGACTGTTTCGGAGTGCCAGATTCAGCTTGGCTTCAAGCGACCGGACCTCTTCGATGTGGGCTGCTTTCGCCTCAGATGAATATGGGATCGACTTGGTGTGGATCGCTTCGAGCCGGGCCTGATTGGCCAGGTCCTTCAGACGGTTCGAGTGATCCGCATA